AATAGGAAGAAGAAAGGAGAGAAGAAGGAAGGAGGAAAATCATATAATCCTATCACTGGTGGTAGTGACTATTTCCATCCTAAAGATATGATAGTTAATCCTCGCAATCTGAATAATCTTTCATATAGCACTGAGTACAGAGGTGGTGATCAGAAGGGTGGTGACACAACATCAACAAAGAGTAGCAAGAAAAGTACAAAAAATATTTTCAGTAATTTTGTACAAGGTGCGAAAAATATGTTTAAGATGACCCCTGCGGGTATGGCAATTACAGCTGGTACAAGTATATTAAATAGAATACTGGGTGGAAGAAAACCAGCTGCTGAGGGTAGTCAATATGCGAAGCAGGACATCAACAGTCTTACTAATCAGACTATAGAACAGAACAATGAGTTCATATCTGAGAAGACACAGAAGATGATACAGAAACCTGGTGAGGGTGGTACCGATATGTCTGGTATGCAGACAGCGTTCGCAGAAATGATGAAAGCTTCTCAACAGGGTAACAATGGTATTGATGATTCAAACTCTGTACAACCAAATGAGTTGAGAGTCAGTAAGTATCTGACTGCTACACTCGTAACTACTCATGGAGGAGAGACCCCACACGATCAATGAACACAGAAGGAACCGCTAATTTTCAACTCGTAGATCTAAAGATCGGTGTGTCAGCACGTGACCCTAACACTGACACTACAGGTCTTGTGGTGCAACCTTTTGGTGCTAATAATTTACTAGAGATACATCACTTTGAGGATATAACCAAAGCAAATGTCATCATAGCAATTAAGTTGACTGACTCATCTAGTGGTGTACTGGGCAGACTCAAGGGTATGGAACCAGTAGAGATTGTTTTCTGTGACTCTGATGAGAAAAACTACATAGCACACCAAATGGTTGTGTATGACATACAGGACAGGATGATTCTTGATGGTAAACAAACACAGGCAACAATATTCTGTGTGGCATTGGACGCTATCAGAAATTCTAGTCTAAAGATATCAAAGAGATTTGGTAAAGGTGGTGGTAAGTATACACATGAGATAGTAGGACACTTAGTTGAAGAAGAACTTAAGTCAAATAAAAAGGTATTGATGGATGAGTCAGAGACTAAACTATCATTTGTCAGTCCATACTGGGATCCATATACTATTATCTCTTGGTTGTCATGGAGATCTGTTCACAAGAGTGGGTCAGGTATGAAGAGTGCGGGGTATCTATTTTATGAAGATCGTGAAGGATATCACTACAAGTCTATGGACAACCTAGTGGATCAAGATACCAGACGGACAGTCCATATCAATATGGAGACTGAGAATCCAAACAAGAATGACATCTATATCAATGGATTTACATTGACTGGTACGTCGGACATATTTCGTGGTCTGAATCTCGGTAGTTATGCTAGTGCTACATTCACACTAGACATGAAGGACTTCAAGTACACAGAGGTTCCATTCTATATTAATGACTTCTATCCTGAGATGAAGAAGTTAGATGCTGAGTCACAGTTACCAGAGTTCTACAAGAGATTTGGTGGCAAAGATCTAGGTGGTGGTCAACCAACAAGGATCATGACAAAGGTCATGGACACAGCGATGTACACTGAGGGTACATACACTCAAGACTTGACAAGACAGCTCAGTCAGAGTATGATAAGGAATCAATTCTTTTTCAATCAGTCTGCTGTATTTGAATACGTAGCAGAAGAAATGGATCTACGTCTAGGAGAGGTAGTCGACGTTATAAAGAACGATCCTCGTACAGGTGAAGTTGATACTCAGGTCAGTGGTAGATACATAGTAGGCAAGATCTACCGTCAATTTTTGACAGAGAACGACTCTATGTCTACAAGAGTAACATTGTTTAGGGATAGCATGGGATGAATTTAGAAAGTGCTGCACATGCCATAGGTAAAGATGGATTCAACTGGTGGATTGGACAAGTCGAGAACGACGGGTCTGACCCAGAGTATACGGGTGCGAACGCTAAAGACTATGACTATACAGGTAAGGTCAAGGTAAGAATCGTAGGGTATCATAACCCAGATAAAGAGGTACTACCAACTAGAGATCTACCATGGGCATCATGTGTCATGCCAGTGGTGTATGCCATGAAGAGTGGTATGGGATCTATTCAACAGTTACAAGTTAACGGTTGGGTAGTTGGATTCTTTATGGATGGATCCAGTGCTCAGATACCTATCATCATGGGTAGTATCAGTGACCAGAACCCAAAGGATGTGTACACTAAGTTACCACAGGCATCTGGTTTTGGATATCAACAGGTACACGCACTTGACTATAAACCAAAGAAGCATGGTGATGGCGGTGGTGTTGTAGCTGGTACAGCTGATACCACAAACAAGGATAAGAAGACAGGAACTAACACGAAGACGGAAGAGGTAACAACAGAAGAGAACACAGTATCTACAGTCAACCCACGTGGTGAGGCATCAAAGGCTACAGAAGCAATGAAAGCTGCTGATGACAGGAAGAAGTATACTATCCACGTAGGTAATGGTAAGTGTGGTACACCCTCTGATGTTAAGATCAAAGGTGCTACTGCTGAGTTCCTAAAGTTTGCTAGAGGTATAGAGAAGAATGATATAGGTGAGTTCATCAACAAAAAGACTGGTAAGATAGAGGACGTAGCAGAAGAGATAGAGAAGATACAGAGCAGAATACAAGGTTTCATGGGTGGTGTACTCTCCAACGTCAAGGGTACAGTAATGAAGGAAGCACAGAAGGAGATCCAGAAGGTCATCAACGACATCAAGATCCCTGATCCTTCACTATTGGATCCTGCTGTTGATCAACTCAAGAACGTAGGAGATCTTGTTAACTGTCTCTTCAAACAAATCTTCAATGAGTTAGCTGATGTGATCGGTGGTCTATTGAAAGATCTTCTTGAACAAGCACTAGACGCTGCATTGTGTTTGGCAAAGGACATCTTCCAAGAACTGTTCGGTGGCATCATGGACAAGTTAATGAAGGGTATTGATGCTGCTCTTAGTATCCTCAACGGTGCACTCGGTGCTATCAAGAACAACGCTGCTATCATTCAAGGCATTGCTAGCAAAGTCCTTGATCTAATCGACATGGTTTGTGAAGGAGATCTATCTTGTGCTCTTGGACTATCAACATTTGAGACAGGATCAGGTGCTAAGGAGAGTGAAGCAGATAAGCAGAAGAAACAAGCAAGTCAGTACAGTGATGCAGCAAAAGCAGCACTTAAGGATGGTAAGACAACTCTGGTTGGCACTGCTATACCTAACTCCCGTGGTTGGGTTCCCGTTACGAAACTGGTCGGTGGTAAGTTTGTCAAGAAAGCATTCAACACCAAGAACGGTGAGTTCGCAGAGGTTGGAGCACCTGGCACAGGTGTATCAGAGAAAACATTTGAGAAAGGTAAGAGTCTAGTAGAGAAGTTCGATAGCGTCTATCCTATCCGTGACTCAGAGGGTAAGATCAATTACGATACGATCAACTGCTCACCAAGAAACACACGTAAGAAACCATGTTTCCCAGAAATAATTTTTGACAATGCACAGAGCACTAGCATTTTGAAGGCACTACCTATCATTGATGACATAGGTGCCATGGTTGGTGTGCTGATGAGAAAGAAAGGATCTAACATCAACACCACTGCTAGAGCAAGAGCAATGTTCTCATGTAATGAACCAGAAGGATCAGGTGCTGAACTTACACCTATCATTAAGGATGGTAAGATAGAGAAAGTTAGAGTCGACAAACCTGGCATTGGTTATGGTCTAGACCCAGACAATACATACTGCCCCAAAGAACAGAAGCACTTCCTTATAGATGCTGCTGAGTTGGCAGACTATGCAGACACAGGAGATGTACTCTACTATCAGGAATCAGATGGTGATCCTAACCAAGCAATACTACAGATTATAGACTATGACTATGAGAGCACTGGATTGGTGTCTCTTGCTACTCTAGAAAAGACTGATTACATTCCACCTGGCTTAAAAGTACAAACACTTGGTGGTACATATAAGTTTGTACTCAACCCACAGCAAGAGTACTTTGACCTCGCTATTCCTACTAATGCTACAGCATTGTACGCTAATTGTGATGACATCATACCAGTCCTTGATACTATCGACATCACAAATGTGGGTGAAGGATACAAAGAACCTAAGATCTATGTCGGTCCTGATGAGGTAGGTGATATCTCAACTGATGACAATGGTAGACTCTTAACACCTACTATTACAACCAAGACTATTGGGTTTGTTAGACCTCGGATCGTAGATCCAGAAGGTTATGGTGCTAACATTGTACCTACATATCAGTACGTAGGACCTACTAGGTTCAACGAGATCTTCGAGACTCAATCATACATCGACTGTGTGGGACATCCACCTAACATGCCAGTAGCACGAGAAGTGGAACAGGCATCTGGTATATCAGATCCATCACCAGGCACAACTCAAGATGCTTCGACTACACCAGAAGCACCAAGTACACCTGTGATAGTGGATCCACCTACACAAAATGACCCACCACAGCAAAATAATCCACCTAGCAACCCACCTAGCAGTGGTGGTGGAGGAGGATACTAATGGCTAGACAAGACACAAGTAACACAAATCTATTCCAAGGTAGTGAGGAGA